TTTAACGGTACTTATACGGTGCGTGAGTTGCCACAGTATTACTACACCGGCGTAGACGAACAAGGTTTCTTGCATTACGACATTGAAGCCCCAATACAAAACCAAGTTCTATTTGCTAAAACGGCAGCAAATGTAAACATTGTTGCAGCTACAGGCACGTTGACAACTACCCCACAATGCACGTGGGTAACAACCGACGCACAGGTAGAGGACTGGCTAGGCATTGGCACGGCTACTGCAGCAGACCAAACCTTTATAACCCAATGCCGGTTGGCCGCTAACGAATTTGCGTACAGGCGCAGAGCCGAAGCCGGATACCGCAACGAAAGCCTAAGCACCGTACCTAACCCGTCGGTACTACTTGGCACCATTGCTTATGCCGGTTTCTTGTATAGGCAGCGTGGGTCAGTAACAGACTTTGCCAGTTTTGACGGACTTGCCGCCGGTGGCAGCATGGGCCTTAGCCCAATGATTAAGCAACTACTAGGCGTAGATAGGCCGGCGGTTGCGTAGTGCCTGTTGCATACACCGACCTATTTAATGAGGCCTTAGACGACCTTACAGCCACGTTACAGAGCATTACAGGGCTACAGGTAGTAAACGACCCGCGTAACCTAGTGCCGCCTTGTGCTTGGAACTACAACATAGTTAAATTGACGTTCCCGGTACGCCTTATTACCCTTGGCCCGGGCAACTTGGACGCGCAACGTAGCCTTATGAATATGGCGGCAAAAGTGTTGGCTAAAAACGTAGCTGTAACGGACGGACGTCCAACTATTGCCATAATCGGCGGTAGCGAAATGGCCGCCTATGATTTAACTATAGAAATGCAAGCCCAAACAAGTTAGGTGCCTATGTACATTATTAAAAGCCCCCGCCTTGGTGTTGTTGGTACAGAGTTTGTACCCAAACCCAAAACAAACGTAGCGGCGCTAATTTGGGGTAGTTTTATTGAGGAAGTCGCAGACGAACCAACCGACGAAGTATCCACACCGGCACCTAAAAAAAGTGCTAAAAATAAGAGAGCAACGAAAGAGAGTTAAACACCATGGCAACTAGCACCTACCTCGCAACCCCGGGCGTTTCAGTTAACGGCATTTCTTTGACCGACCAATGCACCGCCGCAACTTTTACGCACCGTTTTGACAACTTGGAAAACACGACTTTTGGACAAACAAGCCGGTCGTACCAAGCCGGTTTGGGCAACCACGAAGTAACCCTTTCACTTTTCATGTCATACGCAGCTAGTGAAACTTACGCTACTTTGGCGGCACTTGTCGGCAATTCCGACATTGACGTAATCGTAGACGCGCAAGGTGAGTTGTTTACCTTGACCAATTGCGCGTTGCTTGAAATGCCAGTAGTAAACGCAACATTGGGCGAATTGTCAACCATTGACGTTACCTTTGTTGGCGGCACCTACAGCGTTGCATAATTAGCGCCGAACAATCGGCCCGACACGAAAGAGGCAAACAATGCAATTAACCCTTGAAGTAACCAACCATGAGGGTACCTATTCGGTAAGCACTAATTTATTTACCATTGTGTTATGGGAACGTCGTTTTAAACGCAAGGCGGCCGACATGGCAAATGGGATTGGTGTAGAGGATTTGCTATACCTAGCATGGGAAGCAAGCAAACAAGCAAAAATTGTTGTACCGTCCGAATTTGACACATATTGCAAACAGGTGACAAACATTGAAGTAACCGCGCAAGAGGCCCCAAACCCTACCCAAGCGGTACCTACCGACGGCAACTAGCCGAACTGTTAATAGCAACAGGGTGGGCGCCGCATTGGTATAGCGCTACGTTTGACACACAAGATTTAGCAACGGTCGCTAAAGTTTTGGGAGACAGAAACAAAAGGTAGCAACCGTGGCGCAATCAAAACCAATTTTAGAGGTTCAAGGAATAGACCGAACCTTAGCGCTATTAAACAAAATAGACCCAACCTATAGGCGCGACGTCACTAAACGTATAAAACGCGCCGGTAGCGTCATGATTACCGAAGCCCGGCAAATGGTTACAACCGTTGTAGGCGTTAAAGGCGCCCCGCTATCCGGTATGAACCGTGGCACCCTCATTAAAGGCCGTGAGATTAGGTGGAATACTGCAACCGTAAACAAAGGCTTTAACGTAAAAGTTGGTTCACGTGCCACTAAGGAACGATACGTAAACTTTACGCGTTACACCGACGGCGTAGCCACACACACAGAGCAAATACCTTTTGGCGCTAAACCATATCGCCTTATGACCGTGCAACAGCGTGACGCCGCAGGCGCAATTTATGACCATGCCGGACGACATACACAAGGCTTATTTGTGGCAAACCTTGACGTTTCCGGCGGCGGTGAACAACCTCGCGTAATTGACAAAGCTGTAGAGAATAACAAGCCTGCAGTACAACAGGAAGTACAATCTGTTATAGACGACGTTGAAAAGAAAACAAACCAACAGCTTAAACAGAGGTACAAATAGTGGCAATTAACATACCTATTATTACCTCGTTTGTTAATACCGGGGTACAGGCAGCCGACAAGCAACTAAAGGCGTTTGGCACAAGCGCTAAAACCGTTGCCGGTGCTGTTGGCGGGTTAAGCCTTGCATTTGGCACCGTTCAAAGTGTGCTTGGCCCGGCCATTAAAGCCGCTTCCAACATGGAAGAAAGCCTAAGCAAAGTAAACGTAGTATTTGGCAAGGGTGCGCGCGATGTAGAAAAGTTTGCTAGTAGCGCCGCTAAAAACCTTGGCCAATCAAAGCAAGCGGTTTTAGAAGCTGCCGGCGTTTTCGGTACGTTTGGAAAAGCAGCAGGATTAGCCGGTACTGACCTTGCCCTATTTAGCAACGATTTCACACAACTTGCTACCGACCTTGCGTCGTTCAATAACACCACACCCGAGGAAGCAGTACAAGCTATTGGCGCTGCATTGCGCGGCGAAAGCGAACCGTTGCGCCGTTACGGTGTTTTGCTTAATGACGCAACCCTAAAACAAGAGGCAATGACCCTTGGAATTTATGACGGCAAAGGCGCGCTTACTTCACAGCAAAAAATATTGGCCGCACAATCGGCTATTTTCAAACAAACAGGCGACGCGCAAGGCGACTTTATGCGCACAAGCGACGGCCTCGCTAACAGCACCCGCACATTGTCAGCAACATTTAAAGACTTACAAGCCAAATTTGGTGCCGCGTTTCTTGAACAAGCTAAAACCGCCACCGCAAACATAAACTTTCTAGCGCAAGCATTTAACAAACTACCCGCGCCCGTTAAAGATAGCGGCGACGAAATAAACAAATTCACAAGCATTGCTTCAAAAATGTCTAACGTCGTTACGCTTGGTTGGAGTGCGCTAACCCTGTTGCGTAAAGCGTTTGAAAACACTAAAGAAACAGGCGCTTATAACGAAAACCTCAAATTTAGTGCCCAACAAACTATGCGTAATGCCGACGCGGCCGGTGAATTTAACCGCAAATTACGCGAACAGCAAGAGGAAACTGGCGGCGCTGCCAAGAAAATAAACGAACTATACGACGTTATCAAAGACAAATTGGCCGACGCTTTAGACAATGCAAAAGACCAATTAGAGGACGCACGAGACGCGTTTAAAGACTTTGGGCAATCTGTTGCCGACGGCATTAAAGCCGGCTTTAGTTTTAGTGACGCTAAAGACGCAGGCGTAGAAACCGGAACAGGTTTCCTAGCCGGATTACGTGACCAAGTAGCAGGCGTAAAACAATACGCAACCAACGTAGACCTATTGCTACAACGTGGCCTTAGCCAACAGGCCTTAAGCGAAGTACTTAACGCAGGCGCGGAAGCAGGCGCCGCCATAGCTGCAGAACTTGTAGCAGGTGGGCAGGAAGCCATTACAGGCCCTAACGGCGTTAACGCGCTTGTATCCACCGTGCAAGAGGTTGCAGACAAACTAGGCATAGATAGCGCTACCCGTTTTTACCAAGCAGGCGTAGACCAAGGAAAAGCCTTAGTAGCAGGCCTTGAAAGCGTGTTAAAAAAATACGAACAGATATTAAAAAACCCGAACCTTTCAACTAAACGCCTAAACGCACTACTACAACAGGCACAAACAGACATAGCATTTACACAAATAACCGCAGGCCAAACCGTTGCTACCCCGGCACCAACCCCGTCACAAATGCAAAGTATCGCAGAGCATAAAGCAATGCGCGGCGGCACAACCAACTACACCGTAAACGTACAAGGCGGTATGGCTACAGCAGCCGAAATAGGCAAAGTAACTAACGACGGCCTACGAGCTTTTGCCCGCCAAAACGGCCCGTTAGATTTACCAATAGCAGGGTTTAGGTAATGCCCGGCAGCGCAATAGCCCAAGCCGGTAACTATGCGTTACGCGTAGACACCGGTTACGACGTTGGTTCATTTCAACTAGATAGCGACATTAAAGGCCTATTAGACGGCACATTTCCGCTAGGCCCTACAACCGATTTTGCAGACATAACAGCAAGCGCAACCCAAATAAACGTACGACGCGGCCGCCGTGACCAAGGCGACCAATTCGCAGCCGGCACAATGTCATTTACTATTAACGACGTAGACGGCGTATTTAACCCGTTTGACGACAACAGCCCGTACTACAACACGCCGGAAGCGTTACCGGGTTTAGCCCCATTGCGCGCCGTGGAACTAATCCGCTACGACGACAGCGACAACCCCGAATATTTGTACCGTGGCCGAATTGTTAACTATGAGTACAATTTTTCGCTAGACGGGTTAGACCAAGTAATAGTTTATTGCGCTGACAATTTCTATTTGCTTAGCCAAACCTACATGGACGAATTAAACGTAGCCGTAGAAACGTCCGGCGAAAGAATAGAAACCGTTTTAGACCTACCCGAAGTGGACTACCCGGCAGGCGCTGCCCGTAACATTGACCCGGGAACCGTAGACCTAGGCCACGACGCCGCCTACACCGTGCCTGCAGGTACCAACGTTTTAAGTTATTTAACCCAAATAAACCAAACCGCAGAATTTGGCCGTTTGTTTGTGTCACGCGCGGGCGTATTAACTTTTACACCGAGGACGGGTACTACTCTTTCCGGCAGCGTTGCCGACTTCCACGACGACGGAACAGCCATACCTTACGACGGCTTAGGTATTACGTTTGAAGCTGACCAAGTAAAAAACCGTATTTTTATTGAAGCCTTGGACGGCAAAACAAGCACGGCCGAGGATTTGACAAGCCAAGCCGCATTTTTTATTCAAACCAACAGCATTACAAATAGCCTTTTACACGTACAAGGCCAAATAGACAGCGCGGCAACCTACCTTTTAGACCCATACCCGGAAGCCCGCTACAACAGCGTAGAGACCGTATTTGGTGCCCTAACTAACGCCCAACGCGACGCCGTAGCCATTATTGACATTAACGACACGATTACCATAGAAAAACAATTTATTACTGGTAGTTCTACTATGACCCTTGCCCAAGAGCTAAGCGTAGAGGGTATAGAACATACAATTACATTAAACGGCCACCGGGTCGCCTTGTTTACAAGCCCTACAACTATTGTTTATGAGCTGATTTTAGACGATTTAAACTTTGGCCAACTTGACGCGCTTAACGTGCTTGGCTGAATTAGGATAGGGGCACTATGGGAGCAAACGCACAAATAGCAGTACCGGCTTTTACATCGGGGCAAATTTTAACCGCGACGCAGCAAACGCAAATAAATACGGGTATACCGGTCTTTGCTACGACTGTTACGCGCGACGCGGCGTTTGGTGGCACAGGCGAAAAGGTCCTTGCACAGGGTCAAACTTGTTACATTGAGGCAACTTCTACTTATCAAACTTATAACGGTTCATCGTGGGTTTCTTTAGTTACTAGCGGTTTGGTGTTGGTTAAATCGCAAGTTATTGGCACAACGGTTGCGGCGGTAACTGTTTCTGACGCGTTTAGCGCAACTTACGACAATTATGTTATTACCGTTA